GTTAAATCTAGAACCCAGGTAGGAACCCTTACTGGTACCTTATCACTAAATGGTAAAACCAAATCTGTAAGTGTACCAGTATACCAGGCAGCAAACGAATTTACTGGGTATACTTATGGCTCTTGGAGTGTAAGCTTAACTGCAAGTTCTTATACCATCGGTAATACTGGAGGTAGTGTAACTTTGTACCCAAGTGCTAGTAGACCAAGATATGCGAATTATACTTCGGGTTCAAATACAAGGGATGGCTCTGATAGGGCTACTCCAAGTTTAAGTACCAATGGTACCTCAGGATTTAGCTTATCAGGTACTACTCTTAGGGCTTCTGCGAATACCAGTACAAGTAGTAGGTCTATTAGAGTTACGGCTTCTTATGGAGGGGCTTCTGATTATGTGGATATCACTCAGGGCGGTGCAAGTGTATCTTATAATTATTATTTTAATTGGGGGAGTGCTCCTGGAAGTCAGACTTCTAAATCTATTACTCATCCAGCTTTGGGAAAAACTGAAGAGGTTCCATTCATCTCTTATAAAAAGAAAGTGATAAATGGTACAGAAACCTCTGATATATATCCGGTAGGAGCAACAAGTCGAAAGGTACCGAGTTGGACTACTATTAATATAGTAGATAATGGGCTCTCAGTTAAAACTCATGAGAACACTGCTGAATACTCAAGGTCTACTACAGTAACAGTAACTCAATCAGAATCGGGTAAGGAGATAACACTTATTATTACCCAGAATGCTGCTACTATAACCTATGATTATGTATTTAGTATATCATAGGTTATATACAACACCAGTATTTATTATAT